TAGGCCCCTTTATCGCCTGTTCTGTAGGCCCATATTTGGAGACTATTAATGCCAATACCACGACGGTCTACTCCGCCTTCGCCCCAGTTTCCGGTCGATACAACGGGACCATTTAGCGGTTTTAGTGCCAATCCATCCGGGGGAAATACATACACCTTTAAAGGTGGCTCCCCTAATGACGGAACTTTTACCGTTGGTACGGGTCCTTTTCCAGATCTTCCTGCGGGCGTTTATAGGGGCAATTACTTTGGTAATGACCCACGGCGCGGGCTTACTTCCCAGAGTGTTGAGAGATATTCTCTTCCGAGAGATGAGAGAGACGCCTCTAGTTCCGGTAATACTTTTGCGGTAGGAACGGGCCCGCAGCCCAATCTTCCAGCAGGACGATTTCTTCCGGGGCAAATTGCAGGTGCCGTGAGACGAAATACACAAGCACAAGAGGCTGCGGCCCGTGCTGCTCAACCTCCTCCCCCTTCAGTTAGTCCTACACCTATAGCAGGTCCTGCGGTACCGGCACAAACTACGCTGCCAGATCCTACCACACCTGTTGCTGTACCAAGTTTTGTTTCTAGTACGGGCCTTCCTAATTTCGGCAGCAGTAATCTTTTGGCACAGACGAGTGTTCCGGGTACAACAGCGGGCCTCTCTAATGTTCCTGGTATCGTTTCTCCAATTCAACCGCTTCTGGAAACTTCTACACTTCCCGCAACAGGCGGCAACGCTCTTTCTGTGCCCAACATTACGCCTAACCTTGCTTCGCAATCAGCGTTTACCCAGTTGTTTCCGTCTATTCCAGATATCAGTCTAACGGCTGCTGCCCCAACCACTTCTACGGCCCTCGCCGCTGACGGAGGACCCATCCTGGCCTCTGATTACTTGCCAAGATATAAAGACGGTGGACTCGCTGAATACCGAAGCTCTGTTCTATCGGGGGACGAGTATAAACAGGGACTTGATAGCGGACTCGCTGAATACCGAAACTCTGTTCTAGATGGAGATGTACAGAGCCTGAAACAAAAAATTATAAACGAGATTGTGGAAAAGTCTCCTAGGATTACGCAAGAAGACGTCTCACGTCTTCAAGGATTAGATATGCAAGAGCTTTATGATCTTTTGCAGCAAGAGTCTTTGGAGGATGCGTGGGGTGCAGTAGAGGAGTTTGAAGATAGACCGTTTAGAGGACCAGGAGGTTTTTTAGACGAGTTGTTTCGGAGAGATCAAAGACCTCTTAGAGAACTGCCGTCTCCTGAGATTCCTCCTATTACTCCGTATGAAATTCCTCCTGAAGGCTATTATCCTCCTGAATATGACGAGGCTCCTCCTGCATGGCCTCCTCCTGTAAATCCGTTTGAGACTCCTTTATTACAAGTCGCCAACGGAGGACCCATCCTGGGCTCTGAATACCTGAACGCGGGCGGTCCCGTGCAGTATTTTAGTAATGGCGGAGCACTTGGAGCAGGTCAAGGTGTAAACGATCCCGTAGGAGATGATACTTCCGACACACCTGGGTCCGTTGCAGGACAAGTCTCCGCAGGTGGTGATACAGGTCCACCGTCTTTTGGGGGGATTTTCGGTCCCGAAGGCTTCAAGGGGTTTATTCTCGGCCAATCCAGTGGACGCTTCGCGACGCCAGACCCGACAGCCTCGCAAGTGTTGGGTGGTAGGACACCAACACCGACAGAAGCTGCTGCATTTACGCCCGAACAGGTTGCTAATTTAACTGACGCACAAGTAAGGGGAATTCTTGGCAATCAGGCTGTTCTTAACGCCGTTCCACAAAGTGCTTTTGCTTCTGAAAAAGCAGCAGATGCGCAAAATTTGATTAATCCAAAGAACACGGAGATTAATTTTGCCATTCAAAACGAGTTGCAAAACCCCGTAACAGGAAAGGGCTTTGCCCAAGGCTTGTTTAATCAAAATAACTTGACGGGCTTTTTCGTAAATCCCCAGACTGTTGGACAAGGATTTCTGACGCAAGCAGAAGGCGGTCCTATCCTGGCCTCTGATTACCTTAACGCTGGCGGTCCCGTGCAGTATTTTAATGAAGGCCAGGGTGTTAGTGCCCCAGACTATCCTGGGGAGGAGGCTGGGCCTCCTACAGACCCAGGTCCGAGTGTGAGTCTCGGTCAAGGTCAAGGTCAAGGTCTGGCTTCGGGTCAAAGCGCAACAGATTCTTTTTCTTTCGATTCATTAGTGGATACGGCGTTGAACACCCTAAAATCGGGCGTCACAAGCACGGGGGTTAGTGCTGCTTTTGGTCCTCAGATTGGAGGTATTTTCAGTTTAGCAACTGGCATGAACGACTTCGCGCAAGGTGTTGCAAACAAAAACAATCCTGACTTCGGAAAAACTATTGGCGGAAAGTTAGGCCAATATGCAGCAAATAAATTCGGGCTGACGATAAGCGCCAACCAAGCTTATCCTGGAGATTATGGTTACGGCCTAGATCCTGACAAAGCTTACAGCAACTCAACTGCTTTTTCACGTACCATATCATCCCCTTCTGAAAGTGACTATAATCCAGATGATCCTCTTCAACTTCAAACTGGCGGCCCCGTGCAGTATTTTCAGGATGGAGGGCAGGCAAGGACTGGAGCATTTGGTGGTGTCGGGGGTGAATTTGGTGGTTTAGGATTTGATGCAGGCGTAGGTACGGGTGATACAAGTGGCGCTGCGGGTGGCACGACAGAAGGAATAGATCCTATAACAGCCTTCTTGACTGAGAAATACAATATACCTGTTGTAGGCCCCAAATCCATTGCCGATGCTTTAAAGGGTATCGCACCTACAGTAGCAACAAGTTTAGTTCCTCAAGCTCGCCTTTTAGGGGGGGTCTTCAGTCTTGCCAATAATCTTCGAAATGTAGATGAGGGCAAGGAAAATGCTTTTACAACTGCATTTCGCAACGCAACAGGGTTCGATTTAGCCGGGTTGGCCAAAGGGAGAATAGGTGTGGAGTCCCTTGATAACCCTGCGGAGCAAAATAGTGTCTTTTCACCTACGTTTGGTCTTCAAGAACAAGGCGGCGGATAATGGCTGTTTCCGGATCAGCTAACTTTAATCTTGACGTAGCCGAGATCATCGAAGAGGCGTTCGAACGGTGCGGCCTGGAGCTTCGCACGGGCTACGACGCAGTCACGGCACGTCGATCCTTGAACTTAATGCTGGCTGATTGGGCCAACAGGGGGATCAATCTCTGGACCGTGAGGCAGGTAACGCAAACCCTGGCTCAATTGTCGTCCACCTCTGCGATTGCCACTTATCCGGTGGGGACCATCACGGCGACGGTGGGCGCTTCCGCCAGTCTCAGTGTTGGCGAGACGATTACGGGAGGAACAAGTTCCGTTACGGCCAGTATTATAACAAAGCCCAGCGGCACGACTTTGACTTTGACCGTCCCCAGCGGCACTTTTACTGCTGGCGAGACGATTACCGGTTCCAGCAGCAGTGCCAGTACGACAATTTCTGCGGACCCTGATCTGGAGGATGTGCAAAACACGATTGATATACTGGATGTTGTGATACGCCGGTCTGGCGCTGATTTGGCCATGAACCGCATAGGACGCAGCGACTATCTGGCACTTCCGGAAAAGGATCAGCAGGGACGGCCCACTCAGTTCTTTGTAGACAGGCAGATTACGCCCACCGTAACCATTTGGCCGGTACCGGAAAATTCCACGGACCAGTTAATTTATTACCGTTTGCTTCGCATAGACGACACGGATACCTCCGTGAACACGGCGGAAGTGCCCTTCAGGTTTTTGCCAAGTCTCGTTTCCGGACTGGCTTATTGCATAGCAGTGAAGCGGGCTCCTGATCGTATGGCAATTCTAAAGGCCAATTATGACGAGGACTTCCTCCGTGCCGCTGTCGAGGACAGGGAGAGAACTTCCCTGCACATAGTTCCAACCGCCGGTTCTCTTAGGGTCATGTAATGCCCAGATTTGCTTCAGGGAAAAACGCCTACGGCATTTCAGACAGATCCGGGCAGCGTTACAAGCTGCGCGAGATGAAGAGCGAGTGGAATAATTTGTTAGTAGGCCGGGACGAGTGGGAAGAGAAGCACCCACAACTGGAGCCTCGCCGCGTAGACGCGGACCCGGAGGCTCTAAAAGATGCCCGCCCGGACAGGACGGAGAAAGAGGTCACCGTTCTTTTGAAAAAAGACGCTTTCAGGAGTGGCGCTTCTGGAAGTGCGGTTATAACTGTAACGGAACCCGGACATGGCCGTTCTACGGGGGACACGGTTCGTTTCAGGGACGCTATTGGTTTTGATGGGTTCACGAGTGCAGTAATTTCCCGTGACGCGGGGTATACTATCACGAACGTTGACGCAGAAAATTATACCTTCAGCGCGGCTAGTGGTACGGCAACTACGGGATCTATCTTTGGTGGGGGATTTCCTGCATCTGCGGGTCCTGTGACGGTAGAGGCATGACATGGCATTTACATTCACGACACTGAAAACGGCGATACAAGATTACACGGAAAATGCCGAAGCGACCTTTGTAACACAATTGCCCAGGTTTATCTTGAATGCGGAAGAGCGCATTCTCAAGGAGTGCCAGCTTGACGTTTTCCGGCGCAATCAGTCTGGGGTCGTGACTTCTGGCAATAAATTCTTGACCAAACCGTCAGACTTTTTATCTCCTTTTTCATTGAGTGTAATCAACTCTTCAAATAACGAATTCTTGTTGTACAAACAGATAACCTTTTTGCAAGACTACACCCCAAATCCCGCTACAACGGGTGTTCCTAAATATTATGGTAGCTGGGATGAGGCGTCTTTCCTCTTGGCCCCTACTCCTAGTTCTGGATTTACGGCAGAATTACACTATTATTTTCGGCCCACCTCTATTAGCACTTCTGGTGATGGCACTTCTTATTTAGGGGACAACGCTGAACTGGCGTTGCTGTATGGTTCCCTGGTCGAGGCGTATACCTTTATGAAGGGCGAGGCTGACGTACTTCAATTTTACACGCAGCGGTACCAAGAAGCCCTCGTGTTCCTGAAGAATTTGGGCGAAGGACGCCAGACCCGCGATGAATACCGGTATGATCGGGTAAGACGCGAGGTGCAGTGATGGGCATGGCTGCAATGGAGATGCCCACCGATTACAAGGTTCTGGTGCATACCACACAAAACCGGGGCTTTACTCCTGAAGAACTTGCCGAGCGGTGTGCCAAAGAGATTATATCCGTCTCATGTAATGCCCCTCCCGCTATACGAGAGCAGGCCGTTGCTTTCAAAGGACAAATCGAGCGTCTTTTAGTCGTTTATATGCAGCAAGCTATCCAAAGTGATCGAACCACGGTATATAATGCCTTGAAGGATGCGGGAAGCCCGCAACTGGCTGAATTGATAAGGAGACTGTGACATGGCCATCACACAGGCAATGGCAACCACCTTTAAGAAGGAGTTGCTTTTTGGCGCACATGATTTTGACACTTCTACGGGTGATACAATCAAATTGGCGCTATATACAAGTAGTGCGAGCCTAGATGCAGCCACCACGGCATTTACTACATCTAATGAAGTAGCTGCCAGCGGGGGCTATACTTCGGGTGGCAACACGCTTAATTCGGTAGACCCAACTGTTTCTAGCACTACAGCATTTTTAGACTTTGACGACTCCACCTGGAGTTCCTCTACGATTACGGCGCGTGGTGCGATGATTTACAATTCGACGCCAAATACAACGTCTATTTCTTTAACCAATCCTGCGGTAGTTATTTTGGATTTTGGGGCGGATAAAAGCT